CTTGTGTTCACAGAACATTTTAATCTGTGCGACGCTGGAGCCACGATGGGTGCCGCCTCACACGGCGAGCATAGAAAGTAGAAACCTTTCTAAGGTTCTTCTCTGCTCGTATGAGGGACGACATATGGCTTACCACGTCCAGTCGGCCGTAATCTCGGAGAACCTCTTTTCTAAGGAGGTTACCTGAATCAGGTACATCCAAGATGCTCGGCAACAAGAGAACACCTAGGTCATGTGAGTACATACCTAGGGTACTCGCTACCAAATCATAGGCTTCCTGGTCGGAGGCCAAACTCGGATGGATGTTGGCGGCTTTGATATGCCAGCCATGTGCGCTGTAAAGCAGCACATCCATCGTCCTCGACCTCTTTTCAGCGGTAGGGACAACGTCCGTGACACGACTAAGTGCGCGTTCCCACACCCCAAGGCGTTCGGAATAAGGTAACCCCATCGGGTTCCAACCGAAACCATAAGGTTCAGGCACCGAGGCTATCGCCGATATAACTCGTCGTTGCCGAGGAGTCAATAGACCCATACTCCTTGGGCCCAGATTCCTACATATGTCTATGAAGGAATCATCGGTGTTACCACGCCACTTATAGCCCTGCACCACTTTCGTGGGAAGGACTAGTCGGCCTGCGAATTCGCAGGCTTGGTTAGAGACCAAGGTTTTAGTAGGAGAAATTGGTATACCCAAACCATTAAAGGTTGGGGCATACAACGCTCCCACATCATCATCGTATATGATGATGTCGTCACCTAAAATCCTATAGGCATACCCGTTTTTGCCCGGTTTCTTTCCGAGTTTACGGAACATACCCCGGACCATCGCGTGATGCCACAAGGCGAAACTGGGGAATGAGGGATACAGCCCTAAGGGCTGCCCCACTGACCACTGGATTCCAATCCAGGGTGGTGGTAACTCTTCCTCATAGGACGGTCCTCCTGTAGGATCATCCACCTTGTAGCGCCGCACGTTCGGGTACCCTTCTTGGAGACGCCATGACCCTCTTGCGATATCCGCAAACAGGTCTATCCAGACCTGCTCCACGCCCAGCTCACCCAATAGGTAGAGCTGGAGTGAAAAGGGTATACGATCACTGGCGTTTGACAGATCAAATGAGTACACGGTCTTCCCGGAAAGAAGAGCCGCCTGTGCTGCTCTCACACCTTCTTGCTGGTCAAAGGTGCAATCCTCTCGTAGCTGGCGTAAGCTAGCAAAGAGGTAATCACCCAAGGGCTGAAGAAGGCGTTGGTAAGCAGGATAGGGTGAAGCGACAAACCGAAGCTTGTAGCCAGGTTCCTGTAACCAGGAAATCTGCCCTATATGAGTCTCGGCTGGAACAGGGTTTTCCCTGTACACATCCGCTACCCACTCAAATCCTGCTAAGAGAGGTTTGATCTGCTCCCAATACTTCCACAGGATTGCTGTGTTATACAGCAATGGAAGCATTGAGTCCAAGATCCCCTGTTTCTGAGGGACGGACTTCCCACTATACGTCGGCGAGGAAACGGATTCCCTCGGTGACATATGAATGAGTGGTCTACACACCATAGGCATGGGTCGTGTCACCTTTGGTAAACCAAGGCTTATCAATTCCTTGGCATCCAAAAGGCTAGACTCACTTGGTGGTGGCCTGCGGACAGCTCCAAGAAACTTTCGGAACTGATCAGGACTAAGGCGCAAACCGCGCCTTGACCGATAGGTCAGACCAGAGTAAGTCATTAGGGCGTTCCACGCCTGAAAAAGCTTTTTCTTAGGAAGCTTCCACAGAACGCGAAAAGGTCCCTTTGGTGATCCGTCGGGATGACGGGCCACCCATGGAGCCACAGGCGGAAGGCCCGCAAGATTACGGGCAAAA